TCGATAATTAAACTATATTTGAATCAATTGTTTGTTTAGCCAAGATGATTAACTTGTTATTTTTGATTTGTAATTGTTTAATTTGTAATTCATACTGTTTCTCTTTGTTTCCATACGCATTATTAAATTCGATCGATTTATCCAATTTTACTTTCAACAAAGATATTTCTTCCTTCAACGATGATATATTTTCTGGAGATGCGTTGTTCTTCAAGTTGGCAATAGTTGTTCTCGATAAACTTAATGCATCAATCGTCTGTTTTAAACGCTCTTCCAATGCTGTATTAGTTTCTTGCATCCTAATAATATTTTCTTTGTAATTTTCAACTAACGCGCCTTTCTCTTTAGAAACTGAATCTAATAAATCATCTAATTTTGTATTATATTCTAACCGTATCTTAGATAATATTTGATCAATATCTGATTGTCCCGATGATAACTTGATGTTAGTAGATTTCAATGTTTCTATTTCACAAAACATTGCGTGTTGATTATCCGTAAACGATTTTATGTAATCCATCAAACTTTTGATTTGAGCTTCTTTTTCACGCGCATATTTATCATGCACCAATTGCATATTTTGTATTTGATCATTTAACTCTGACATCTTTTTTGCATTCGTTTCCGCAATTTCAGCGATATATTTTTGCTTTTCATTCTCAAAATCTGCGCGCAAAATCATTGTCTTATCCATAACATTGAGGTTTATCTTTTGCAATTCTTTTTTAATAAATCCATGTTCTTGTGCAAGATAATCCTTTTCTTGTATCAAATTATCTTTCTCAATAACTACACGATTAACTGTTTTATGAAGTGATGCGTTCTCAGTCAATAATTTATCGATTTGGATAAGATAATCTGTATTTTTGACAACCATATCCTTTTTTTCGATGGATAATAGTTGATTGATTTCTGTTACTTTTGAATAATTTGCAGATAAATTTAATATTTCTATCTGTCGTACATCAATTTCGTTCTGTTTGTTTATGTTATCTAATAACAGTGCTTCATATTTTTTACCGATATCTGACTCATATGTTTGCATTCGAGTCCGCAAATCAGATATTGTTTTCTCGTTTGTAGAAATAATATTGACGTAATTTTGATGTGTTTGTAATAGATCATTCACTTGTAATTCTAATGATGTTTTAGATTGTGACGTTGTCATTAATTGTTCACTAACATCGCAATGTAATTTGATTTTTTTATTTAACTCATCATTATTTTTTAGCAAAATATCGTACTTTTCGTTATTCAGTTTATAATGAGTTTTCACCGTATCTCTCATTCTTTTTTCTAAACTGCGCTTGTACATATCATATGATTTATTTAGATGCGATATGTTATTGTCATAGGATGTCATTAAATTTTTTAAAATATCTTCGTACTTACTTTTTACTGTATTGATTTCTGTTACGTTTTGGTTTACGATAGAATTAATTATCGTGTTCTTTTCGATTAATTCTTTTTTTAATTTATTATTTTCTTTAATAATCAGCATCATATCCTTTTTAGTTTGTTTATCTACGTCTTCCATTATAATATTAATTAATACTAAAGAAACTATTTGTGCGTTACTATAATGATTTAAAAAATGAAGGCGATTTATATACAGATAATGACTGACACAAAAAAATTCACAATTTTAAATAAGATAGAGAACGATGCTCCATTTGGTAACATTAACTTTTGCACTATTAGTTTTTTGACGGCAAATAAAGCAGAAAAAACCAAATATTTAGATATTTATGGTTTCAAAGTACATGATGGATATAATACATATGAACTATGTGACCAAGATGCGGTTAAAATTAAAAACAAGAATAAGAATCATGATGTATATTTAGCAGAAATGGGAAAAATATATGCATGGGATGACGCTACAAAATCTGATTCATTACAATACGGTGATCCTAAACTTAACAATTTAGAAAAAACGAGGCGCGAGAACGTCGATAAAATTAAGATGATGGCCGAACAGAATCAAAATAATTATACGCCTGCTCCAACTAAGGCTAAAAACAGGCAGGAAGCTACGTTGCAACGATTACAAAAACAATTATATAGTAAAGGCAAAATAACTACGTATGAATGGGAAGCAATTAATAAACGTAACAAACCTGTTAATCAAATTAAGGCAGAAGCAGCTGCTAAAGAAGTAATGGAGAAAGAAATGATTAAAGTAAACGAAGTCGATTATCTTGATGAAAATGAATCTACTGGATTAAAATTTGGATGTATAACTATTTATTCTCCTGAAAAAATCCGAGGACTGAGCGAAATGTATCTTAAAGTGAGAGGTCTGTTCCAAACTGTTGAAGAAGCTCGAGAGAGGGCTATGAAATTAGGGAAACTCTACAAAGAAGATCAAATCCACATATTCGAAATTGGAAAATGGTGTGCATTTTCTATACAAGCGGATATCGACGCAACCGTTCAACTGGCAAGACTAAATTATGCAATGAAATGTTATCTGGATAATTTATCGATCGAAGCAGATGAATTTGAAAAACGAAAAGAAGCATTAATTTCTAAAAATGAGAAGGAAACAGCTGCTAACCAAGCTAAAAACGTCGACGAAAAGAAGAAAAAGAGAAACAAAAACAAAAATAAAGATAAAGACGTTCATCCAACTGAGAACAAAAATAAATTTACATCTACAGGAAATCAAGAAGATGATGCGAATATTCAATCTTTGATGGATTATTTGGCCGATCCTGAACTAGACGAAATAATGGCAAGCAAACAGGCACCAAAAAATGATAGTGATCGTGTCGAAATAAATGTTTAATTATAAATTATAAATTTATAACTAAATACAAATAAACGTTTAATTATGGCTCTTAAATCCATAATTAAACTTTTTTAGATAGCAGATAATTAAACTTTTTCGATTCTTATTTGTGCATCGTTCTTCTTTTTGCCACCAAATAATCTAGAATTATCATGTAATTGTTCTGCAACACGTTTACGTAAAAAAGCCGGATCGTAATATTTTTTGTGAATGCCAACAAAACCTTTTGATCCAAATGTAAAACTTCTATTTTTAGCTTTGAACCAAAACACTTTTTCTTGAATAGTATCTGTCGGTTTTCGATTATCTATCACCATCGAACAAAAATCTTTGGTACATTCTGTAAATATCTTCTCAAAATATGGCAAACTGGGAAACATACTTGCATAATTTTCGTACAATTTCTTCTTATTAATATGTGAATCTTCTTTCAACAAAAAAACATAATCAAAATTTAGACGTAAATTAGGCGTAATACCTAATGGGGTCTGCATAGTCAAAACATATGTCAATCTAAAATGTCGTCCGTTCATCAATATCTCGGTGATGTTTTGATCTTTCGCCCATGTTTTTGCCTGACTCAAACAATCATCCATAATTAATATACCAGATGGATCAACTTTAATGCCATTCTTCTTCTTTTCCTTGGCTTTATCGATCATTATTTGTTGACGGGCCAATATTTTGCTCAAGATTTCTGGTTTTATTTCATAATGAATGTATATGTCGGGAAAGAAATATTTGTAGAAAGAGTTCATTTTGTCAGTTGGCGCAATTACCGCTCCACCGGGTACATGTCTGTAATGATATATGATATCCCTAGTGATCCAACTTTTACCAGTACCACGTTTGGCTATCATCACAATGGCTGGATCTATTACCATATCTTCCAAATCGAATTTTAATATCTGAAATGTATTATAATTCATGTCTAAATTTATCAAAGATTTTATTTCTTTGAATAATACCACATTTTTAATCGTGTATAAATATATAAATGGACGCAAAAAAAAGAAATATATTAATTGGTAGTGTATCATTAGTATTACTGTTAATCGTTGGATTTGTTATATATTGGTTTTATTTTAGAACTGATGTTACTATTCGCGTAGTTCCCGAATTTGATCTCATACGAAAAGGTGAAACACAAAAATTCACCGCAAATATTATTGGCACAACAAACACCGCGGTTGATTGGTCAATTGATAACCCATCAATGGGTACTATCACGCCCGCAGGTATTTTTACGGCACTCAGCGATAGTGGAACAGTCATTGTAACTGCAAAAAGTAAAGAAGTTCCTAGCGCAACGTCTATCGCTACTGTTACATTGAGAACTCCCGTGCCATTACAAGAACCAATAATTGTCACGCCACCATCAAACCCTACAAATAATCCTACAAATAATCCTACAAATAATCCTACAAATAATCCTACAAATAATCCTACAAATAATCCTGTTGGCCCAAACTGTGTCGGTAAAGATATTAAACGTTGCGAAAAATTAGATGCAACCACATCACGTAATATTTATGATCCGTTCGATTTTGTTTGTCCTGGCGGAGAATATGTTGAAACATTATCTGCCGCATCTAGTGCCGGTTTACATGGCATTGGTGGTCAGTGTACTGGATCAAGTGAAACAAATTATTTCGGAGGCAAACATGGTCACTATGATAGAACAGTAGGATGGAAAAATAATAAGCCACCACCAGGAGGATATCAACGTATTCGCGCATGGGGTGGAACTGAATGGGATTCGGTTGGAAAAATAAGTATTTACGATAAAGATGGCAACGAACAATCTTTTGCAACAAGGACAGATCCGCCAGAAAGAAATTTTGATTGCGGATATGATGGAGTCGTTGTTGGTTTGCATGGCAGTAGTAATGCGAAAACAAATATGATTA